GGGCGCTGCGCTCGATCGCACCGTGCGCCTGCTCGGCGTCACGCGCTCGCCGGCGATCTCCTCGCGCGTCGAAGGGCTCGCCACCGGAACCAACGGCACGGTGATCAACGACGGCGTTCGCATCCGGTGGAACCGCACCGGCTCGGTGTGGGTCGTAGTCGATGGTCCATACGTGATCGGAGCCGCCGGCATCTCGATCTTCGTCGAGGGCGAGGTGGCGTCCGATGCGGTCGTCGTGCTGTCTCCCGCCGTGAGCTCGGACGACTGGACGGTGCTCGACACCGTGATCGGGTGGTCCGACGTCGGAGACTTCGACGCCACCGCGCAGCCTGTGATCGGCGCTGCTGTGGAGTCCGACGCCGCGCTGCGCGTCCGAGCCGGCATCGAGGCCTTCCGGCGCGCTCAAGGTCCCCTGCTCGCCATCGACGCCAACGTGGCGGCGGTGGACGGCGTCACGTACGTACGCACGTATGAGAATCGGACGCTCGTCGTCGACGCCAACGGGCTCCCCGGGAAGTCGATCAACACCGTCGTTGAAGGCGGCGACAACACCGAGATCGCCGAAGCCATCTTCGCCGCGCGCCCAGCCGGCGCCGAGGTGCACGGCACCGGCGTGACGGTCGTGCTCACCGACGCTTACGGCTTCGCCCAAACGATGAGGTTTGATCGCGTGTCCGCGGTGCCGATCTGGATCCGAGCGACTCTCACCACGAGCACCTCCGAGGAGGCTACCACGCCCGAGATCGTCGACTCCGTCGCGGCTCTGCTGCTCGAGCAGGCGCCCATCGTCTTCGGGATCGGCGCGGATGTCCTGCCGTGGCGCATGGCTGCGGCGATCGGAGCGGCGGGGTACGAGGGCGTCGATAACGTCGTCGTCGAGCTGTCTCTCGACGGCGTCTCCTACTCCACCGCGCGGCGCACGATCACGACGCGGCAGCGCTCCACCTACGCCGTCGCGCGTATCATCGTGCTGGAGACCTGATATGTCCACTGGAGGCACCGGCACCGCATTCGATTACGACTCGAGCGACGCAGCGTTCGCGGCAGCGAACGCCCATCTACTCGTCGCTCTCAAGCGCAACTACGACGCGTCGGGCTCGCCCGTGGGGGCGTTGTCGCCGACGCTTGCGTCGCGCTACTGGACGGCGGAGATCGCCAATCTCGTCGACGACTTTATCCTCGCCACCCGCATCCGGGTGCGTGCGCTGTCGTCGAACTCGGCGGCTCTCGTGGCGGCGTCGCTCACCCTCGGCGACGGCGTAGCGCCTGGCAACTTCACGATCCTCCACCGCAAGGCGGACGTGAATAACAACACCACGCGTCAGTGGAACATCGGTCCGTCGACGGGGATCTGGGCCGAGCAGTTCAACAGCGTCGAGGACTTGAACTACATCAACTCGGCGAGCGCCGTCATCGGCGGGTGGCAGCGCACCGGTAGTCACTGGCGCGTCGTGTTCGGCGTCCGCCACGGCGGCGTCGCCGGACCGCTGGATCTGTCCGGCGCGGGCACGCCCGAGAGCGCAGTCGCGGCGCCGGTAGGCTCGACGTTCCGCCGCACCGACGGCGGCGCAGGCACCAGCTTCTACGTCAAGGAGAGCGGCACCGGCACGACCGGGTGGGTGGGCAAGTAGATGGCGAATCCGGATCCATTCGACTTCACCTCGTCCGATGCGGTGTTCGCCGCGACGAATGCGTCTCTGCTGGTCGCGCTCAAGCTCAACTACAACGCCGCGGGCGTGCCAGTGGGTGCGCTGCCGGAGAGCTTCGCCACCAGGTTTTGGATCGCGGAGTGTGCGAATCTCGTCGACGACTTCATCCTCGCTTGCCGCTCGCGCGTGCGATGGCTGCGGCACGGCACGGGCTCCCCCGAGGGCGTCGTGACGGCGCCGGTGGGCACCGTGTTCGTGCGCACCGACGCGCCGAGCCCCGACCTCACGCTGTACAGCAAGGGCTCCGGCGTGCTCGCGACGGGCTGGGTGCCGGTGAGCAACAGCTCGACGCTGACGGCGTCCACCGACGTGCAGTCGAGGCTCATCGCCGGGGCGGGCACGTGGACTAAACCCGCGTGGGCGACCGCCACGACGCCGGTGCGTGTGATCCTGCGCGGTGGCGGTGGCGGTGCAGGTGGCGGTGGCACGGCGCAGAGTGTCGGGTACGGCGGCACGCCGGGTGGCGGCGCCGCGTGTGTGATCGTGGATATGCTGGCGGGCGATCTGCCCGCCACCGTGGCGATGACGGTCGGTGCCGGTGGTGCCGGCGGAGCTGGTGGCGACGGCAGCAACGGGAGCACGGGCAACGACGGCGCTCCGGGCACCGCTGGGGGCGACACCACGTTCGGCGTCGGCGCCTATCTCGTCACCGCGTTCGGTGGCGGTGGCGGTGGCGGTGGAAACAACGCCGCGGTCAATCAACGCGGCGGTGGCGGGGGCGGCAGCGGTAGCGCGGGCTCGGGCGGCAGCGGCACCCCGGGCGACACGGGCGGCGAGGGCGGAGCGCCTGTCGATCTGTCGACGGGGTCCGTCTCCGGCGGGAGCGGTGGACGATCGGGGCTCTCGACCTCGGTCGACGGAGCATCCGCCGAGTTCGGTGGTGGCGGTGGCGGGGGTCGAGCAAGCTCCGGCGCCGGGCTCAACGGCGGCGGAGGCGGGTCCCTGCGGGGCGGCGGCGGCGGAGGACACGGCGCGAGCGCGAGCTCGACGAACCAATTCACCGCAGCCGGCGCGGGCGGAGCAGCTAACGCGATCGTACCGGGCACTGGCGCAGCCGGTGGCGCGTCCGGTACCAGCGGATCCGCGGGCGCGTCCGGCTCTGCAGGATCGATGCTTCGCGGTGGCGGTGGCGGTGGCGGTGGCGGTGGCAGCACCCAGCCGAGCGGCTCAGGATTCGGCGCCGGCGGGCGCGGCGGAGACGGCGGAGACGGCGGTGGCGGCGGCGGTGGCGGTGGCAACGGCCGCACGACTGCGAGCTCGGGCGCCTCCGACTCTGACGCGGGGCTCGGCGGCAACGGTGGGGTCGGATCGCTCTACGTGATCACGGGATGACATGACCGCCTACTCCGCCAACGAATACGGCGTCATCTACTACGGCGCCACGGGGCAGTTCCCGGCGGCGGCTCGGCTGCTGCACTTCGTGCGCAACACCCGATTCGTCGCGCTCGTCGAGGCGCTGGCGCTGCGCACCGACACGCAGCGATTCATGGCGTTGGATGTCACCGGGGCGTTCGACGTCGACAACGGCGTCGGTGCGCAGCTCGATCGCATCGGCGGGATCCTGCAGCTCGATCGCATCGCCGGCGCCACCGACTCGCGCTACAGGACGCTGCTGCGGATCCAGATCGAGCTGATCCTGTCGAGCGGCGGCACCACGAACACGATCCAGCGGATCGTAGAGCTGTACACGGGCACAGCCCCCACCAGCTACACCGAGCAATACCCGATGGGCTACACGATCGGCGCGGTGGTGGGCACCAGCGCCGAGGCGGTCGAGCTGCTCACGCTGCTCGGTCGCGCTACCGCTGCGGCGTACGGGTACGCTCTCGTCGCGACCAGCCTCGATGCGCTGATCCTCGACTTCGCCGGCAACGCCATCGCCGGCGCCGGCATCCTCGACTTCGCCGGCAACGCCATCGCCGGCGCCGGCATCCTAGACTTCGTGTTCGCCGTGTAAAAGGACCACCATATGCCGTTCAGCAACCGACCCACTTGGGCGACCGATACCAACTTCAGCAGCGGACCGCGCTCGGGGCTGCCCACCAAACTCGTCCCGCCGGCGCCGGGGCAGGGACTCGTCGCGGGCGCGACGATCCCAGCGAACACGACCAACTGGATCCTGAACGCGCTAACGGTCGAGGACGCGGAGGTCATCGACGATCTCGCCGCGGGTCGCTTCGGCGACGGCTCCGACGGCAACGTCACGATCGCCGCCGGCACGACCACGCTCACGCGCGCGATGTTCTACGGCAACCTCACCGTCACCGGCACGCTGCGCACGCGCGGGAATCCGGTGTTCGTCCGCGGCGTGCTGACGGGCAGCGGCACCATCGATGCGCGCGGCGAGGCTGGTGTGCTCGGCGTCTCCGGTGGGGTGCCTGGCGGGGCGTCGTCCTGGGAGCGCGGTACAGCGGGAGCCACGGGCACCGTCGCCGCCGTAGACGGCGACGCCGGCACGAACGCGACGAATAGCCTCGGAGGCAGCGCCGGAGCCGGCGGGGCTGGCTCCGCGCCGCCTCGTCTCGCGGGTGCTGCCGGGGTCGCGACGGCTGTAGTCGAGAGCGCCGGAGGTCCGGGTGTGTGGCGTGCTCTCGACCGGGCGGTGCTGGGGCGGACGCTGGGCGCGTCCGTGGTGGTGGGCGGTGCCGGGGGCGGCAGCGGTGCCGGAGGCGTCGGCGGTGCAGGAGGCGGTGGCGGAGACGTGCTCGGGCTGATCGTGCACACGTGGGGGGCCTTCGACGGCATCGTCACCGCGCGCGGGGGCGCCGGAGGCAACGGCACCACCAACGGTGGCGGTGGCGGTGGCGGTGGCGGTGGGGTGATCGTGATCGTCGCACGCCGCGGGATCGTGAGCCTCACCGACAACGGCGGCGGAGAGTTCGAGCTGGTCACCTCGCTCGGCGGTGTCACTCCGAGTCCCGCTCAGATCATCGTGCGAGGAGGTGCGGCGGGGGCGGGGATCGGCAACGGTCTGGTGGGAGCAGCCGGATCTGCCGGGGCGCTCTACCTGCTGCAGGGCTGACGATGAGCGCCGAACTCCGAACCGCCGCGCTGCAGCTGCGCGAGATCCGAGAGCGCGACGGAGACGAGGCGCTGCTGCGCGTGCTCGACCAGATCACACCGGCGGATCAGAGCCTGGTCGCCAGCGTGTGGCAGCTGACCGCGAGACCGAATCAACTCCGCCCGGCGAACTGCCGCGGGATCTGGCTGCGCTGCGCAGGGCGCATGGAAGGCAAGACGCGCTCGGGCTCCGAGCACACGCTCGACAAGATCGAGGACTGGGGCGCCGGCTTCTTGGGCGTGCTCTGCTCCAAGACATTCGCCGACGTCCGCGACGTCATGGTCGAGGGACCGTCGGGGCTGATGGCGTGCGCGCGCCGTCGCGGATACGAGCTCGTCTACAAGAAAAACGAGGGGCGCATCGACACACCATTCGGCGGACGGATGCACACGCTCACCTCCGAGGAGGAGGACAAGTCGCGAGGGTACGAGCACAACTATGCGTGGCTCGACGAGATCGCCGCTTGGAAAAAACCGATAGTCAACTTCGACAACATCTTCGCTGGGCACCGCACGTGTGGCTGCCTGATGCCCTCGTCGCACCCGATGGGCGAGTGCCCCGTAGGCAACCCGGAGATGCTGATCACCACCACGCCGCGCGCCTCGCCCATCATGATGCGGCTGCTGAAGGATTCGACGTGGGCGCCCAACGTCACCGTCACGCGCGGGCGATCGTCAGACAACCGCGCGAACGTGACGAATCTCGAAAACATGGAAAGCGTGTGGGGCGGCACCAAGTGGGCGCTGCAGGAGCTCGAGGGCGAGCTGCTGGAGAGCGGCGCGCTGTTGTCACCCGAGGACATTGCACGCCACCGCGTCGCGTCGCCGCTCGACCGCGAGCGATTCGTGATGACGGTGCTCGCGGTTGATCCGTCAATCGACGACAAAGACACATCGGACGACTGCGGGCTGTGTGTCGCTGCGCTCGACACCGACGGGCTGGTCTGGGTGCTCCACACCGAGGCGGTGCACGGCACCCCGCGGGTGTGGGCTCCGCGACTCGTCGAGCTGGCGCAGGAGTGGGGGGTGCAGGAGATCATCGCCGAGCGCAACCAAGGCGGCAAAGGCATCGACGAGCACATCGATGCGTGGGCGACCGCCGTCGGGTACCAGGTCAAGATCGAGGGCCGCAAGGGCTCGCGTGGTACACCGGTCCGGGGCGTGTGGGCGACGCAGTCGAAGGTGGTGCGAGCCTCGCCATGCGCCGCCAAGGTCGAGCAGGGGCGCGTCAGATTCTGGCACCACCACCGGGTGCTCGAGCACGAGCTCACGACGTGGACCGAGGGTGCCGCGAGCCCCAACGTTCTCGACGCGTGGTCGATGGCGATGTCCCGGCTTTTCTGGACGGACGACAAGCGCCCCGGCGGGCGCAACTTCGGGGGCTACTGACGCCCCGGTGCTAGACTGGGGGCATGCCCCGCGCCCGCACCAAGCCTGCCGCTTCGCCCGCGGCAGCCCGCCAGGACGACTGGACGTCGAGCACCAGCTCGCTGGGCGGGGTGCGCGACAAGCACCGCGGCATCGCCTTCGGGCGCCGCCCACGGCTCACGCGGCAGGCTCTCGACGTCCTGTACGAGCAGCACGCCCTCGCGGCGCGCATCGTGGATCTGGTCGTCGACGACGCCCTGCGCGAGGGCTGGTCGCTCCAGTCCGTCACCACCGCAGACGGCTCCGTGATCGACGTCGCCGAGGTCCGCTCCGCCCTCGACGACATCGGCATCGACGCGGCGCTGTCGCAGGCGGCGAAATGGTCGCGTCTGCACGGCGGCGCGCTGCTCGTGATCCCCGCCATCGGCTCCGGCGTGGCGTCGGAGGTGATGCAGATCGTGCCCGGGCAGACCCACCTCATGCGCCTGGTCGTGGTGCCGGCAGAGCGCGCCCAGCCGCAGCAGCAGGACGTGGGGCTGTTCTCCCCGACGTACGGGCGCACGCTGGAGTGGCAGATCACCGGGCTCGCGTCCGCGTCCACGCTGGTGCATCACTCGCGGGTGATCCCGTTCGAGGCGATCCAGCTGCCCATCGATTCGTTGCAGCTCTACAACCGCGGTGGCTGGGGTCCGTCGATCCTGGAGCGTGTGTGGGACGAGCTCGGGCGTGACGGCGCCGCGGCGTCGCACGCGGTGTCGATGCTGTATATCGCATCGATCACCTACCTGAAGCTCGCGAACTACAAAGAGGACCACCAGACCCGCGAGGGCGCGGCGAAGATCCGCGAGGTGTTGGGGCGCGTGCGGGAGAATCTCGACTCCCTCGGGCTGCTCGGCATGGACACCGAGGACGAGATAGGCAACTTGTCGATCACGCTCGCCGGAGCGACCGACATCATGGACCGCACCCGCGACCGCGTCACCGCGGCGGCGGGCAGATACCCCCGCGAGATCCTTTTCAACGAGTCGCCGGCGGGGCTGGGCGCGGGCGTGTTGTCCGGTCCGCAAGAGATCTATTTCGCGGGCGTGCGGGCGTGGCAACACGAGGTGCTCGAGCCCGCGATCGACCGCATCCTCGAGGTGTACTTCGCCGCGCGCGGCATTGATGCGACGGCGTGGGAGATCGACTTTGCGCCCTTGTGGACGAAGTCCGACACCCACGAGAGCGAGGCGCACGCCCGCAACGCTGCCGCCGATACGGCGTACGTGGCGATGGGCGCCATCACGGCGGACGAGGTGCGAGAGCAGCGATTCTCGCAGGGCGTGAGCGGTGCGCTGTCGATCCAGGCGGACGACGACGCCGAGCCGCTCGACCTCGAGGCGGGGATGGTCGAGGCGAACATCGAGCCGGTGGCGGTCGCTGTATCGTCGCCCGAGGACACGGCGATGAACGGCGCGCAGATCTCGAGCATGCTCGAGATCATCGTCAAGGTGAACACCGGCGAGCTCTCCTACGATCAGGGGCTCGGGGCGTTGGGCGTCGCGTTCGCAACGCTCCGCGGGCGCGAATCGAGCGTGCTCGGTCCCCGCCCCGCGGTGGCGCCCGTCAACCCGAATATGCCGCCACCCGTCGCCGCCGTCGGTGACGAGCCGGGCGCCGAGCTCGAGCCGCCGCCGAGCACCGGACCGATGCCCGACGATCTCGTGCCGGTGCGCGAGGCCGCCGAGAAGTTCCGCGTGCCGACGCGCACCATCACGCTGGCGATCCAGCGCGAGCAGCTCGGATACTGGGGGCTCGGCGCGCACAAGATGGTGAGCCTCGCCGAGGTCGCAGAGCTGGCGACTGCACACCGCGCCACCGAGCCCGAGGCGCCCGAGGAGACGGCGCCCGAGGAGACGGCACCCGATGCCTAAGCATTCCAGCCGCGTCGGCACACCACCGCCCCGGTATCTCGAGCTCGAGCTGCGCCGGGCGCTGCGCCCGCTGCTCCAGCGCGTGCGGGCGACGGTGGGGTCGGGGCGCGTGCGCACCGAGGCTGACGCCCGCGCCGTCGGGGTGGCGCTGCGCAAGGCTTGGCCCGACAAGCGCATCGTCTCCATCGTGAGAGCCATCGCGCGCAAGGGCGAGGCTTCGGCGTCGCGCCCGTGGGGCGCACTGGTACGCGCCGAGGCGAAGGCGAGCGCCAAGACTGACGCCCGCATGGACGCCGCGGAGTACGACGCCGAGGCTCTGATCGATGCGTGGACGAAGAGGGCGGCGGAGCTGATCTCCAGCGTCCGCGACGAGGTGGCAGACGGGCTGCGCAGGGACATCATCGAGGCTGCGCGCACGGGCGCGTCGGCGGAGGATCTCGCGTCGAAGTGGCGGCGCGAGGGCATCCCGCTCAAGTTCGGGACGCTCGAAGGTCGCACCAAGGTCATCGCGCAACACCAGCTCTCGCAGCTCCACGCCGAGGTAGCGCGCGCGCGGGCGACCGCCGTCGGGGTCGAGGAGTTCGTTTGGCGTTCGCAGGGCGACGCACGCGTGCGCCCCAGCCATCGCGCGCTCGACGGACGGACGTTCCCCTACGACTCCCCGCCGGGCTCCGAGGGGCTGCCGGGCACCCCCGTCAACTGCCGGTGCTGGGCGGAGTCTGTAATCTCTGACGAGCTGCTCGGCGAGCTCGGACTCGAGGCGATCATATGAGCACCCCACGACGCGCGCGACTGGTCACGATCGAGCGAGGCAAGAGACTGCAGCAGGAGGTCACGATCGTGCCGATCGGATCGGTGGCGCGCGGTGCCCAGGGTCCGCCTGGTCCACCGGGCGGCGGAGTAGACGTGTTCACGTCGTCCACCGTCGGCACGGTGCCGGCGTCGGGCGGAGGCACGGTGAACTTCCTTCGCGCCGATGGATCATGGATCGCCCCACCCGGCGGCGGCGGTGCGGCGACGCAGCTCGACGCGGACGGATCGCTGCTCGATGTCAACGTGATCGCCGACGGCAACGTACTGCGCCGCACCGGCACGACGGTGGTCGGTGCCACCTGCACCGCGGCGGGGTACGCTCTGATCGACGACGCCGATGCGGCTGCGCAGCGCACCACGCTCGGGCTCGTGGCTGTCGCGTCGACCGGCAGCGCTGCCGATCTGACGACGGGCACGCTGCCGGTCGCCCGCGTCGCCGACGGCTCTCTCGATCTCGCCAAGCTCGCGGACATGGCGGCTGGGCGGGCGCTTGGGCGGGCGATCGGTGCCGGATCCGGCGTCCCCTCGCCGCTATCATCGGCGCAGCTCGCGGCGATGGTCGCTCTATTCACATCGTCCCTCGCAGGCACGGTGCCCGCCAGCGGCGGAGGTACGTCCAACTTCCTTCGCGCCGATGGCACGTGGGTGGCGCCGCCGGGCGGTGGCGGCGGTGCGCAGGGTACCGCCACCGTAAACTTCGGCGTGTTCCCTGGGCAGTCCGACGTCACGCTCGCCGTCACTGGGCAGGCTGGCATCGTCGCGGGCTCGGTGCTCCAGGCGTGGCTGCGCCCCACGAATACCGCCGATCATTCCGTCGATGAGCACGTGCACGAGACGATCAGGATCACCGCCGGGGACATCGTCGCCGGCGTAGGATTCTCGATCTTCGCACGCAACGATTCTGAGCTACACGAGCAGCCTGCAGATATCCTGGCATTCCCCAGGGTCGGCGGTACCGGACTCAACAGACCGACGCCGCAGCAACGCGGTACGAGACTCTACGGGCAGTGGTCCGTAGCGTGGAGATGGAGCTAGCGATATGGCTGTGCAAATCCAAGGCAACTCTGGGGCGATCTGCGAGGTGGACGGCACGGCGTTCCGCGCCCTCCGAAACACCAACCGCCCGACGGATCACGGCGCCCTGGGGCACTACGCCATGGGCGCATTCACAGGCGTGCTGCCGGCAGCGCTAGCTGCAGGCGCGGAGATTTTCCAGTTCAGGTGGGTGGACGCGACGAGGCTGTGTGTCATCAACGAGATCAAGATCGGCGCCGCCGTATCCACCACGTTCTTCGCCGCCGGTGCACCAATCCGCATCGAGCTGGTGCGTGTGTCCGGGTGGTCTGGGCAGGGCACGCTAGGCACGGGCATCACCCCGGCCGCGCAGTTCAAAAAGCGTGCGTCGATGGGCTCCTCGCTCGTCGGCGCGGGTGACATCCGCATCGCCACCACGGCGGCGTTGGGCGTCGGCACCAAGACGCTCGAGACGAACGGACTGGCGAACCTGATCGGCACTGCTCCGATCACCGCGTCGCTGTCGGGGCAGATCCTGCCCTCCGGTACGATGCTTTTCCGCGGCGAGGCATCCGACGGGCAGCATCCGTTGATCCTCGCCGCCAACGACGGATTCGTCATCCGCGTCCCAGCGGTGCCCGCCACGGGCACGTGGGAGGCTGCGATCGCGATCGACTGGTGCGAGGTCACGGAGTACTGATGCACGCCACCACCACCACCATCCACGGCGTATTCGCCACCACGATGCGCCTGTCGTCCCGCCCCTTCCGCGCCGGCGAGCTCGCGCGCGTGCTCACCGTGCACGTCACCGCGGTGCGCGGGGGCTTCGGCGTGGCGGACTACCAGGCGCGGCGGTGGGCGGGCAAGAAGTCCCCCGTCAAGGGCATCACCGACGCCAGGCGCATCGCCCTGCTCGAGCGCTACAGCGGGGTCGCCTACCACGACATCTACTCGCGCGAGGCGGGGGACGTGGCGGTGCACCCGAGCGGGCTGCGGACGTCGCACGGCAACCGCGGCAACATCGGGCTGGGCTGGGCTGCGGACTGTCACCCCGACGACTCGCTCGATGCCGCTTTCGTCGCGGGGGCGCGCGCGTCGCTCGAGCGGGCGATCGCAGTGCTGCACGGCACCGGCTCGGGCGAGCCCGTGATCGTGGTGCCGCACCGCGCGTGGTCGTCCCAGCGCCTAAGCGACCCCGGGGCGGACGTGTGGCGCCGGATCATCCGCCCGTCGGTGACGGCGTGCTCGAGCGAGATCGCCGTGATCGGGTACAACACCCGCGCGGACTCGGGGCGACCGGTGCCCCGCTCGTGGGATCCATCAGCGCTGTTCGACGACCGCGGGCGACGGCTGGTCTAGCGGCGATCATGGCAGATACCCCCACGCCTGCAGCTGCGCCACGGCGGCGGCGTACCCCTTCACCACGGCGGTCGCCCACCCTCGCGAGGACAGATCGGCGAGCCTCGCCGTCTGCTCCGGCGTCGCCCTGCCCGAGTCGCTCTTGAGCTCGAGCGCGGCGCTGTGATGGCGGACGCGGTGCGACCCCTGGGGTGACGTCGGATCGAAGATCAGCAAGTCCGGCATCCCCGTCTCCACGCCGAGCCTGGAGAGCCGCGCCTGATTCCTCGCGCCCGCCCGCCCGTCGGAGTTCGGGACGTGGCAGAAACTCACCTGGTGCCAGCGCAGCAGCGCGACGATCTTGATCTGGATCTCCGCCTCGGGGTCGGAGCGGCGCGGTGATCCGGGGCGGTGTGGGGTGCGGCGTGGGATCACGGTGCGCTCCTGATGGCGCTCGAGCGCGCCAGTTCGAGAGCACCGAACACTGCGAACGTAGTGCGGATCGCCACCCCGAGCGCGGGCTGTGTGCCACGCCCGGTGTCGCCGTACGCACGGCGCACGGACAGGCGCAGGATCGTGTCGACGAACGCGGCCTCGCGCTCGGTGACGGTGGGGTCTGGGGCGCCGACGGATGAGATGATGATGGGGATCATACGTCGTCCTGGGTGGCGAAGAACGAGGGGCGCCAGTACTCGATGATCGCCCACGCCGACGGCGGGCGCACGACGGCGGCGAGGAGTGGGATCCGATCCCATCCCGCCCTGATCCACCGCAGCCCGAGCACGACGGTGGTGGGTGCGGGGATGCGCGGGCGGGGAACGAACGCGGGGCTGGGCAGGAGGCACCGCGCGCACGGTATCACCCGGCGGTGCTGCCAACATCGAGCCTTAGTCGTGGTCATGCGCCCTCGTCCGGGGTGGCGAGGGCGTGTGCGGTGCGAGCCTCGATGATCCGCACGTACTCGGGCGAGAGCTCGCAGCCCACGGCGTGGGTGCCCTCGCGGATGGCGGCGACGAGCGTGGTACCGGATCCGGCGAAGGGGTCGAGCACGATGCCACCTGGTGGCGCCACGAGGCGGATCAAGTGTCGCATGAGGGACACGGGCTTGACTGTCGGGTGGTGATTACGGCGCCCGTCAGAGCCCCCGACGGCGCCCGAGCGCCCCGAGTTCAGCCCGGCCGAACCCTCGGCGCGACCGGTCTGATCGCTGTTCTTCACCAGGGGCAGACCAGCAGCCTCGAGACCAGCCTCGCGCTCGGACACGCTCGCCTTGGCGATGTAGAAGAATCGCGACGCTCCGGCGTGCTGCTCGTCCATCACCGCCGCGGCGTCCTCGTCGAGCAGCACGTTCGCGGGCCAGCGCCCAACCGCACATCTAGGCTCCGCGTCTTGCGGCATACCACGCACACCACCCAGCGCGTACGTGGGCAAGCCGGGCTTGTTCCCTGCCGGCGCGTTGATCCTTTCCTCATCCCCGATCCGGCACGCGTCGATGTGCAACGCCCCGGTGCCGTGCGCGATGACGTTCGCCGCCACGGTGTGCTTGCGGGCGATGTGCTTGCGTGCGAGGACGATAGGCTCCTGCGCGGGCTTGAGCGCGGTTGCCCATCCCTCCCAGCGCTTGGCGTCGTCCGTGATCGGTTCGCCCTTGTCCGTCCTCGCGTAGTGCGGCCCGCTCATCGAGACGCTGCAGCCCACCACTTCTCCTGCTCTGCCTCTCCAGTGCCCCGCCGCCTTGTCGATCGCTTTCGCCACGTCGAGATACTTGGGGAGGCCGCTGCCGTAGATCCACGCGAGCTGGTCGCGGATCTCGAACCCGGCGATCCGCATCGCGATCACGGTGAGGTCGTAGGTGCGGGTGCCCGAGAACACGAGCGCGTGTCCGCCGGGCTTGAGCACGCGCAAGACCTCGCGCCAGACCGACGGACCGGGCACGAACGAGTCCCATGACTTGCCCATGAAACCGCCACCACGGTGCTCGTAGTCCTCGCCGGCTAGCCAGTGGCGCAGTACCTCGGCGATGTCAGGCTCCTTCGACAGACCATAGGGCGGGTCGGTGACGACCGCGTCGATGCTGCAGTCGGGCATCGCCCGCATGCTCTCGACACAGTCACCGGTGAGTACCCAGGTGGTCATCGTGCACCGCCCACGGGATCGCCCAGAAGGTCGGTGATGATCGAGAGCTGCGCGCAGACGCAGTCCAGGTGCCGCAGCCCGCTATCGGGGTCGCAGTGCTCGCCCCGGCGCCACGCGTTCCAGTGCCGCTCGAGGCTGCGCACGTGCGTGTCGATCATCGACTGCTCGCCGGGGTCGCAGAACGTCCCGCGCCCGGTGATCCCGCCGCCGTGCTTCGCGACGCCGTAAGCCATCGCGCGCCCGGCGTAGAAGATCAGCCACGGCGAGACGAGGTCCGGGCGGTGCAGCTTGTTCGCTTTCTCGGTGTCGATGGGGGTGGTCATGGTGTTGCCTTGATGGTGAGCGCCCGGACGCGGGCGAGTGCGTGGATGATGCGTGTCCCCGCCATCAGGCGCAGGGTGGGTGACTCGTGGAGCCGCCGCGCGACGGCGTCGTGCAGCTCGATCAGTGCAGCGGTGAGGGCGTCGGTCATCACTCCTCCATGATCCTGGTGCAGTAGTCGACCTTCGTGGTGTAGGTCCACGAGACGTGGCGGTACACCACGAAGGTTGTCGAGCAGGAGTCGCAGTCGGTCTCGTGCTCGCCCTCGTGCCCGGCTCCAATCTCGTAGGCGTCCTTCTGGATTTTCCCGCACTGGGGGCAGACGGGCTCGGCGGTGTATCTCGTCTCGGGGTTTGCTCTCGTCACGGCGCAGGCTCCGATGGTAGGGGCGCGCCGAACTTGCCGTCCTTGCGCCGCGTCTGGGTGTGCGGACGGTGATCGAGCCGAGCCTCGACCACGGCGAGGCGCTCGCGGATGTCGGCGCTGGTGCTGTACACGGCGACCTCGAGGGCGGCGACGCGCTCGGCGAGCGTGCTCGGGTACGACGCCGCGATCGCGGTCTCCACCGAGGCGAGGCGCGCGTGCAGGTGGATGCGCTCGTCGGATTCGCGGCGGTGCGCTCGAGCCTCCGCCACCATCACCCACACGCCAGCCATCGCCATCGCCACCACGATCATCAGCTCGGCGTCGAGCCAGTCCGGCGCTAGGATTCGGTGCCAGGGGAAGATCACGGCACACCGCCGGAGTCGCGGATCGCGTCGAGCACCGCGAGCGCGTCGAGCCAGCACGGCACGAGATCGATGCCCTCGTCGAGGGAGTGGAACACATTCTCGCGCTCCCCCACCACGATGACGGGCATCCCGCAGCCGTAGGCTATGCCGAGCTCGACGTGCCGACCACCCCGCGCGGCGTACGGCACGATGCTGTACTCCGCCGGCGCCTCGGAGAAGGCGATCAGCACGTCGGCGTCGAGCACGTCGGCGACGCAATGCGCCGCCCTGTCGGCGTCGGTGTCGGGCTCGGGGTCGTCGAGCCACCGCGAGGTGCAGTGGTACCCGTCCACGCGCAGGGTGGCGCGGTACCCTCGGAGCTCGGCGCGGCGACCGAACCGGGCGCATAGGTAGACTTTGGTGCTCATCGTTCGATCTCCATCGCCTGTTGAATCTCCGACATCGACGCGATGTGCCGCGTGTGCAGCCCATGCTCACGATGCCACACGTCGAGGCGAACGTCACGTCCCGAACGGTACCCTTGCGCGTGGTGCCATGCATCCTTCGGCGCCAGGGTGCGGAACGTTTCCGTGACCATGCCGCCGACCTCGACCACGCTCTCGTGGTGGACATGCCCCACGTACCCGCGTGCGTGCGTGGTGGCGCCCCATTCCTTGCGGTAGTCGCACGTCACGATCTCGTGGAACGTGCGCCCCCGCTTGCCCCGCAGGGTGTCGCCGTGCGTCGCCGCGATCAGCGACTGTCCGAACACCATCGCGTGGTGCTTGCCCGGCGTCGCGTCGATGGTGACGCGGGGGTTGGACGCGAAGAGCCCTCGCATCGCCTCGCGCAGGGTGAGTGTTGAGCGGTCGTCGTGATTACCCCGCAGGCACCACAGCGTAACGTGGCGG